GGTCCCTCATCCCCGACCAATCTTACAAATCCTTTAAAATCAATAACTTATAAGACGTTAACGATAATTTGTAGACAGTTTTGTAGACAGTTCTGTAGACAGTTTCGGTCCACTATTTTACAAAAAATAACACATTACACCGCGTTTCCTGCGGTACGGGTGGTATGGGTGGTCGCCACCCTGATCTCTCTGCATGAAGCAATTGGAACATTGTTACCCTTTCTTTTCCATACCGCTTAACACTAAAAACGCACATATTTATAGGGGGCGGTGCATTCCTTTTAGGGTCAAAATCAAACTCTAGTTGCTTCATTTTATACATATCCACGTTCCTCTGGCTCAGTTAGCCACCAGATCATTTCTGACCCTTGCTCTCCAGTTTGCTTGTCCATAAATTTTCCCTTAATCATTAGTAAATTATTAGTAAGGCTAATAGTGCGTGGACATCATAAACTTAGTGTAACCGTATGTATACATATTTTATGTGAACTAAAAAGTGCCATATTTTAGTAGGACTAAAAACTGTATATAAAACAGTAATTTAGAGTTGAGTAACATTGTATAATTAGGTAAACTATTTTCATCAGTAATTACCGCGCAGGGGGCGGCTATGAATAAACAAGGAAAAAGAAATGCAGAATCTCTTCTACTAAGGAAAGAGGGAGGCCTGTTTCTGAAACAACTCAGGCAGCATCGAGGACTGACGCAGCGCGATGTGGCCTCAGCTTTGAACCTTAATTATTACACGATGATCGCGCAGATCGAGAGCGGTGCGGCTCGTGTACCTCCGGATCATTTTGTCGGCTATGCAAAACTACTTCAGGTAGACCCGCCGCTATTCATAAAAAAACTAATGGCATATTATGACCCGATAACATACTCAGGTCTTTTTGGCAGCCAATATATAACGATGACCGACTTGCTGAATGATTGAAAAAAAACCCTCTTTCGAGGGTTAATTCTTAAAGTAATATTTTTATAAACGATGCCACTTGGCCTCCGTGCGTATATCCTGCCGATGCTATTTGAATTGCGATGATCAGCTTGAGGAGCTTCTCGTGAGCTTTTTGACGTGATGCGATCGCGTTGGCTGCGTCACGGAGTTGATAGTGAGCTTCTAATTTATTGCGTAATTGATGGGCGTTTTGCTTCTCAATTTTCTCCACCAGAGAGGTGTAGTGGTCGCTCATAGTTTAGCCATTTGATTAGTTAAGTTTTTGGACCCAGAGCCTTGACAGATCTCAGGCCGAATGTTGCAGCCACACAGCCCATGAATGACCATTGATACCATTCAGGCAGCGTGCTCATAGCTTCGAACGCCATCTTCACCTGTGCAATCGTTTGGGGGTCACCCCATACGGCTCCATAAAATATAACCACAAGCGGCGTCGTCAAAACGATGACGAGAAACTCATCCTTTAAACTGGTGGCCATATCGTTCGAACTGGCCACATCTGCAGTAATGTCGCCTTGCAAAATAGCCAGCTCTCTGGCGTGCTTTGCTTTGTTTTTTTCCTTACGGTTTGACAGCCATTCGCTGCCCAGACCCGCCAAGGCTTTTAAGACAATGCTCCACATTTATAGCTCCTTATATTTTGTTGTCGTGCATTACTTTGGACAGCGTCAGTGACCGCTGGCCAACCTGTGTTGACCACTTTGAATCCAACATCTCAAGTGCTGCGAGCTCATAGTTTCGACCATCGAGAGCTGCGTGCATTTTCTTAAAACTAGCGAACCGGGCTGGCCCCATATTCACCATCATGTCGATCAATACAGCTTTCCTCTCACCACTTAGGTTGAAGTAATACCCATAGCTATGCAGCATCTCCTCAGCCTCAGCAATGTCATTGCTCAGCAGGTAGGATGCCTCGGGTTTTGATATGCCTCTCGATTCGAGGTTTCGTCCATAACCAATAGTCTGAATACCTAGACTGTCAGCATAGGGAAACTGTCGATATCCCTCATGTTCCTGAAGGAGCTCGAGAGCTTGGTTTTTGTATAGCATGTTAATCCTTTGGGAACTGCGTTTTCACCGCAAGCAGCGCTTGATAGAGGCCGCCATCAGTAGTTAGGTTCCCGGTTGTTATGTCGTGAAAAAGCAAGTCAAGCTGCTCACCAATGTCTGGATAAGCCATTGCTCGTTTTTGCTGATATGTTGGTTCAGGCAGCGTGCCAACCGAAACTCGGACAACAGCGTCCAGCTCCGGTATGTAGCGGTCTGCATCCATATCGGTAGGCTCTATAGCCGGGTTGTGATCGATATAAGGCAACCACCCGGGCTCCCCAGCCATTCCTGACTGGGGGCCTAGTGTCACCTGTTCGGTCTCGTGGTCGTACTTTACAAATAATTCCATAATTACCTCAAAGACATCATGATCCCGGACAAGTTATATATCCGATCATTTGTCCAGTTCTTGTTGGGCTGTGAGTAGGGTATTGCACCACTTCCAACCTGATTAAAAAGCCGAAGTTTTATCTGACAATCAACCGCGTGCTCGGTTGCGTCAGACAGTGCACCATTGATGGCAAACTGGTAAGGGTCATAATCAAATGGAGACCGGAAAAAGAACTCGTTTACTAGCTGATAACTAGCTGCAGGCGCTGGTGATTTAAGTGAGCGATTCGCAGCCGAGAGTATTGGACCAGTGCCTGAGACTGGGTCTCTGACATAGCTTATGGTTGTTTTATTCGTACTACTATTATAAAAGGAATACCACACACTCCCGAGCGTTCTTACATAGCTATAATACTGATCCTGCAACACTGTACCGGACTGGACATAAACCTGACCGGGGACTTGTACCGAACCCATTGCGGGCATATAGCCAGTCGCACTACTTAGCGTTGGGCTCGAGATAATGCCAAGTGAAGTAGCTGACGGCGAAGGGTCGTTTACTTTCATAAACAACTCAAGTTTATAAACGTCGTCGTTTTCAAAGACACCCCAGCCTGTCGCTGAAATATATGGCTTTCGCTTTATGTCTGAGCTCCCGGATGCCGGAATAGTTCCTTCAAAAATAGTAAAACTCGTCGATGCTGTGAGATATGGAATCGTCTGAGTTGTTTGTTTTTTAAAGGGCACCAGTGTGTTGATGTCACCACTGATTGAACTCACATACAGGTTGTCAGCGTTTACATTTGTAAAGTCTAACGTCCCGCCTGAGATAGTTCCGGCTGATAGGCTGCCTGTAACGATTCGCGACCCTTGGATTGATGTTGTATCAGTCTGAATGGCTGCAGTAACTTGGGCGGCTGTTTGCAGATTGGAAATGTCTGGGATGTCGCTGTCCAAAGCAAAACCGCTGTCGTTGTTTAGGTCCGAAATGTTTTTACCTGACAAACTGATCCGAGCGGCGTTGATGGTCCCAGTGGTAATGCGAGCACCATCAATGACAGTCGTGTCGGCTTCGATTGCTGCAGTGACTTGCGCAGCTGTTTGCAGTCCAGTGGTTAGGCCATCAGCGTATGTTTGTGCTGCTGCTTGTGCGGCAGTGACATCAGCAGACGATGCGAGCCCAGAAATATCAGGAATATCAGCCGGGACAGCAAACGCATCGTTGTTGAGCTCTGAGGCATCCAGTCCTGATATGCTAATACGACCAGCGGCGATGGTGCCAGTGGTAATCCTTGCCCCATCAATGATAGTCGTGTCGGCTTCAATTGCTGCAGTGACTTGCGCGGCTGTTTGCAGGTTTGTCGTGAGACCATCGGCATATAATTCAGCAGCCTCTTGCAGTGCTGCGCCCTGAGCCGTTGTGACATAGCCTTCAAGATCGCCGTTTGCCACATAGTCCGACAGGTCAATTGCATCAACTGCATCAGACACCTCGGTCCCAGTAGCGTACAGGCTGTCGTTATTCAGCTCTGAGATGTTGATCCCTGAGATTGAAACCCGTGCAGCATCAATGGTCCCGGTGGTAATCCGTGCCCCATCAATGACAGTCTCATCAGCTTCAATTGCTGCGGTGACTTGAGCAGCGGTCTGTAGGTTTGTTGTTAGACCGGCTGCATAGGTTTCGGCGGCTGACTGAAGCGCCGCTCCCTCAGCTGTCGTGATGTAGTCTGATAGATCCGGAAGATCATCGGCTTCGAGATACGAGGAAAAGTCGAGCGCGGCGACAGCTGCAGCTGCAGCTGCGGCATCGGTAAGAGCTTGTGCTGCTTCAAGCGCTGCTGCGTCCGCTGCGGCCTGTGCGGCTACAGCTGCTGCGTCAAGATTAGTCCCAGCTGTTAGCGTGCCAATATTCACTACAACTACGGCTGAGAACTTACCCACTGTATTCCGATACCTCACAGCAATGTTGTACAGCTGCACGTCTTGAAGCCCCGTGATGGTATGGCTTTCCGTATCGGCTGGCAGAATCGCCCATGTGTAGACGCTCTCAGCATTTAGCTTGTAACCAACCTCAATACATTCAACAGCGGAGGTGCCTGTCGGCAGCTCATCCCATGTCACCGTGGCATCGGTGTGTGCTGTACCGTCATCATTGAGTCGCGTAGCTGTTGTTGCAGCAACATTTACCATCGCAGCTGGTTGATCAAATAGACTAGGCGTCATATTTAGCGCAGCAGCCTCCGCAGCCTCATCCCCAACGCTCCAAGGATAAATGGTTGCATCATAGATTTGGCCCTTTACCGTGACAGTAAGGTCTGCATTCATTGAGGTCTCGCGGACCCGATAGAGTTTGTTGACAATATCTAGCGCGTCATTTGAGACCGTTATGACGTCCCCAACATCTAGCGCCATTGCCTGTGGCTGCGTTTTGAAAGTTATGTATTCCTGACTGCGTGAGTCCCTCACTGCAAATTCAGCCATGTCTCGTGCCTGATACATGTCAGTGACACCAATCAACTCAAATTCACTGTGCAACTCGTCGTCGTTGTCTGCAGAAACATAGGCCTGATGAAGTGCGCTGCCTGCTGCGGGCCAACTAACTGTGTCGTCTTGGTAGCCTTTGTTTTCATTAGGGAACTTTATTGTCGCCCGGTTTAACCGTTTAGATCTGTCTGCCCAGCCTAGATTGACACCGCCGATGATGTTGTCATTGCTGAAAGACATGACAGAGATGCCCTCTTCTTCCATCATCAACCGATATTTACCATTAATAAAAGGCAGCGAGCCTTTCATTGTTTTGAGTAGTTCTTGGCAGTTGTCGATGGTTGAATTGTCAGACTCAAGGACAATATTTGTGGTGTAGCGCTTGCGTGAGTTTGCAGGCTGCCCATTTCGGTATCCGGGGAAAAACCCACCGACCGGAATAGAAATCATTGTCCCTGTCTCAGGGTCGTAAATGCTTATCGACTCTTGCGCGGTCGGCTCGTCTGGTAGGTCAACCATAGTGTCGCAGGAGTTGGCTGCAGCAATGAAACTGGGTATATCAACATCGTTTACTGAAAGCGCTCGACCATAATCTGCCAGTAAGTAGTCCAGCAGACACAGCGCCGGGTTATCTGACCATGCTTTAACTGTTGGGCTGTTGAGGTGCGTGCGAGGGTCCCACACCTTGAGTCCCTGAATCTCAGCAGTAATGTTGGGCTCACCTTGAAACTCTGGGTCATCAGGCTTGTAATAAAACCGACACCATGACCACGCAAGGTCCTGCGCTTTCATGCTTGAAGTGATAGCCCCATGATTGGACCGAAGCGCCGAGAACATCGTTTGATTTGGGTTCCCGTGCTTTGTAAGAATTCTCGCCCATGCCTTACTACCATTTGAAAACCGAGCGTGCCCTGTTTTGTCCTTGTCGATTTTATAGTTGCCAATTGAGTGCACCGGGCCCTGACACCACACATCCAATCTGTGCAAATAGTCACTGTGATTTTTGGTGTTTGCGGTGCTCTCTCTTGGCGATATGTAGGCGCTGTCCCAGCCGCTAGTTTGTGGCATTGCGTATCTGGACACGGCTTTCCAAGCATTGTCTGTCGAAATTCGCCTCTTTCCGTAAATCATTTTGATCGGGTTAGAGCCACCACTTTTGCTGAGCATCATGCCAGCCTGTTTGTCCTTCATCTTTTGCTGCATGTTTTTCATCAGCTGCGCTGCGCCGACGACGACAGCTACTACTGCCGCAATAACCCATCCAATAACCATTGTTTAGTCCTTACCGTTTACCCCATGCGATGTTGCTCATTTCGTCGTGGGCATATTTAAAAAAGTCGTCCCCCGGGTGGAGGTCCTGCTGTAATTTGTTTGAGCTGTACCTCCCGGACATTTGGTTGAAACTGGCCCAGTGGCTTGTCAGCTTTACAGTGAGATTTGAATTTGAACCGTTTTCTCGAACACTAAAGCTATCGAGGCTGCCCTTGTATAGGATAATAGGATCACCTTGAATCACATCGTCAATCAGTAACACCAACTTGATTACAGCGGGCAGCCCCCGGTAGCTTCCAGCAGCGTAGGCCTTCGCCAGTGTGTTTGTGACGTTACTGAGCTCGAGCGTGTAGGTCGCAAGATTTAGCTCTTGGGTTTGGTCGATGTTTGCGAATTTCACCAGCAGACCATTTGTGAGATAGGTGTCGCCACCGACGGTAAGGTCAGAGCCGTGGTTTGTGTAGCGCTGCCCCACTGGCAAGTCCACCAGATAGGCATATTCAAAATGATCGGAATTGAGCGCGTTGAGAAACGCTGTCGAGAAAGTCTGCATCAGAGTCTCTCCATCACATCAATTTCAAAACGGACCAGACCGTCTCGGCCATATTCGATCGACTGGATGTCGCTTTTTAAACTCACGCGCATATATACGTTGTTGGTTACAGCAGAACCACCACCTAGTTTTAAAGGGTAGTCCCCGCCGTTTGTTTTACGCATATACAGTTTTGTGCTGTTGGTGTAGTTGTAGTATTCGCCAACGCCTGTGGAAGATGTTCCGAATACTGGTATTTTAATAAAGAACACGCCAGACATCCCGGCTTGCTCCATAAGAAAAGCATGAATCGTTGAGAACTCTGTGCGAGTCATAGGCGGGTAAACCAGCGTAGCCTCGAATCTTTGGCCGCCGATTTTCCGAGTAAGAATTTTGCCTGACAACGACTCAGACTTTAGAGTGTTTACCTTTGATGTAATTTTAAAGGAGGCAGGCTCGGGGCTGACTGGTAGTAGCGGTGTTGGCATTAAAATGCTCCTTTTTTAAAAATAAAGGCTCACAGATTGGCCCGTGTCACACACAGCAGCCTATGCCCTGATGTTTATATAGGTCAGGTGCTTTGTGTGACATGGGGTCTCTGTGGAGCTATTTGGCTTTTTGAGGCCTAAAACGGGCTGTTTTGCGCCGATTCGTTGTAGATTTCCCTAATCATTCCCTCAAACTGGCCACGGTTGTTTCGCAGCATTGCTTCGACGTTCTCAGCATCTGAGCCGCTTACATTGAAGTTGAGGGTTGGGTTATTAGTGACCTGGCTCTGGTTGGCGTTGCCAAGGAACTGCTTCAGATCACCGTTTAGCCTGCTGTCAACAACCCGCTCGCCTTTATCAAGCAAGTAGGTCCCTTCCCGGGGCACACTATCTATACCATCGTGAGCCTGACCGGTCAGTGCTGCAACTTTTGCGACTGCTGTCGTGGCGATGATCCCTGCTGATGCAGGTGCTGAGTTTGCACCAAAGGACGCAAGCGATGCCATTGCAGCAGCAGGTGCATAGGCTGCAGCCATAGTCGTACCCGCAGCAACCGACGCAGCAACACTGGTTGCAATGCCTGCGACTTCCATAGCCTTCATAAGCGTTTGCTGGAGGACCCAGTTCACACCCATTTCTACAAACGAGCCAATAACCTTGTCCAGGATTAATGATGCAATGCTTTTCAAGCCATCCTTTAAAGAAGTGACGCCTTTAATCATGTTAGTAAACACATTAGAAATAGGCTTGGCCATGTCCTCAAAGGCACCCCGCATAGTTTCTGCGGCAAGCGTCATTTCAGCCATTTTTTCAGTGCTCAATCCTGAAGGCGTTGTGCCCGCCGGATCAACGCCCGCTTCACCAAAGTCTGGCGAACCATCTGGATTTACCGGGTTGCCCGGACCTGAGTCCGAAGACGTAATCCCCAGCGCATCTTCTAGTGGCTTAAAGCCAGCAGTGCGTTCCAGGATGGCGGCTTTAAGTCGATCAATATTGCTTTTAGTTTTTTCAACATCAACTTGAAGAGTGATTGGCTCAATGCGGTCCAGGAAGTCAAAGCGATCCGCAGCCTTGTTCCATAGGTCAATTGCGTCATTGACAAAGTCTGACACTGTAATCAGCATCATATTAAAACCTTCTTCCATGAATAGCTGTAGGTTCTGCACTGCAATGCCAATATGATCAATCGCGTTGGGGATACTTACAGTGAAACTTTTTAAAAGGAAGTTTTGTACTGCGCCCCAATTTTCATGGATTTTGCGCGCTACGTAGCCAAATACAATTACTAGCGCTGTTAGGGCGGCACCAATTGGGTTAGCTATGATGATTACTGTCAGTGACTTAATGGCAATACCAAGCGCTACGATTGCCGGTATTGCAATGGTATAAATAAACTGCGTTGCAAAGACTTCAAGGTTTTTACCCAAAAAGTCGAGACTAGTTGCCAGCGTTTTTGTAAAACCAAAAGACTCATCAGCACTAACTGCCATTTCTGTAAAGCTGTTCTTTACAGTCATTGCTGCTTGGCTTACTGTAAGTTCCATCGTTGATACGGATTTGCTCGTACTATCAAAGGCTGCAATAAGAATAGGCATAATCTTAGCAGCTGTGAGCTTACCATCTGCACCCATTTGCTTCAGTTCACCACGTGTAACGTTGAAGCCTTTCGCCAACTCGCCAGCTAACACGGCGTTGTTTTCCATAACAGAACGAAGCTCATCGCCGTTTAATTTACCGGCAGCTAAACCCTGCGCCAACTGCCTTGCGGAGTTAGCAGCTTCCATAGTGCTTGCACCAGACAACAAGAATGTGTTGTTAACGGCTGCAGTTGCTTTTGCCAGCTCTTCCTGGTTAATGCCCAGATCTGCGGTTGCAATAGCCATTTTAGTATAGACATCACCTGTGGCTGCGATGTCGCTGCGCGTAACTCTCGCAATAGTCGCGATGTCTCGCATTGCTATAGCTGTTTTGCGGGTGTCTTTTGTAAGTGCAAACATCCTGTTTTTTAAATTTTGCATTTGGTCAGCGAGCGCAATCATTGCGCCACCACCAGCAAGTGCCATAGCACCCGCCATAAGGCCTACCGCCTTTGTAATTTCCTTAAACTGCTTTGCTGCCCTTCTTTTAAATCGGGCTGTCGCCTTACCAGCTTTATCAAGCTCTTTTCTGTAGCCAGCAGAGTTCGCGACCAAGTCAACACTTAGTCGTGCTAATGTAGACATAATTATTTCCTTTTGTTTCGCCTGCTCTGTGTCTTGGCAAACTTTTCAATTGATTGGCGTAGGGTTCTGCGGAATCGCATAAACACGGGTTTTTCTTTGCCGCGAATTGCCGGACGTATAAATGGGCGAGCCTTAACACCGCGATCATTTTGTCCATACTCTATTTGTAGGGCTTGGTAGCCACCTCGTTCGCGATTTCTTTTGCCGTAGCCCACATTGATTGATGTGACCATAAATGCATTTTTGCCAAGCTTCTCAAGGCGGGCAGGCGCGGAGGTACTTGACCAGCGCACCGACGCCTTAAGACCTCCAGACAACTCCGGAGCATTCCGCTTGATTTCTTGGAAGTTTGGCGTAAGCGCTTGCTTTGCTGCCTGGCGTGCCGCCTTACCTCGGATGTCACGATCAAGCATTAGTAGCTTTTCATTGAGTTCGCTAAGTCCGCTAACCTTTATTTTTACATAGTCTTTATTGGCCATTGCTTTGCTCCGCTAATGATTTGAATATAGCCATTTCGGCCTGCTGCTTTTTGCGGCGATCGATCATAGAGATCTCGCGTGGCTGCTGATAAATTGCTATGAAGTCTGTAGGGAGTAATGCTTTTTTGTAGTTCCCGCTGCTGTTTGCAACGGCCGAGGCAATGAGACCTGCCCGATAGTCGGCGCGATTTTCCCCGAATGGTTCCAGGGTGCTATACGCCATCCATTCGGCCAACTCAAGGCTGCTTATACGGTTTTCTAATTCTCGTACTGTGCAACCAAGGTGACCCGCAAGCCTGAACTTAAACCTGCGGATCGGATCTCTTCTTAGTTTCCCTCGAGCTCCTCGACATCCTGGTCAGACATTCCTGACATTTGTCGAGCAACGTCAAATAGGCGATTCATAACCTGTGCATTTTTTTTGCCTAATTCAATAGCATCGCTATCTTTAAATAAGCGCTCACCGTCGTCTGTACATAGGGTTAACACTACAAGTCGAGCTCGCAAGTTTTCTAGGTTGGCCGCTGCGCCAATTGACATTTCAAAATGATCCCGCTCTCGAGCCGTTAGGCCTCGCACGTACACGTCACCCCCCCACTCAGGGACTGGTACTTTTTTAATATCAAGGTCTACAGCTTTAAAAATACTTTTTCTATCTAACATTTTTGTCTCCAAATAAAATAAGAGACGACTCCCTAAGCGGGAGCCGTCTGAGGTACTACTTAAGCAAGCGTAAATGCGACAGCGCCATCAATGGCAATTTCAACATTTGCAGTTACAACGTCTTCGACAGGTGTCTCAATTGAATAGCCTGAGACATAACCTGAAAACGTTGCTTGAGCGTCTTCGCTGCCTGATACCCACTTGACTGCGAAAACCTGCTTGTCGCCACTATCAAATACAGACTTTAGCTCGGTGTGACTTGCGTCACCGCAGACCCAGTTAAGTGTGAGCGAAAGAGTTCCAGAGTCTTTTTGGCCGACCAGCTTTTGCTTGTAGTCTGTGCCAAATTTGTTGTACTCAATAATGTTTGCAGAAAGCTCTAAGGTACCAATAGAAGCTACTTCAGCAATCTTAGTAGTGTTGTCGGCAGTAGTTGAAGTTAATGCCAGCATGTGAAGCTCGGTTGCTAGACCGTGGAATGGAGTTGCAATAGCCATATTTTAAATCCTTAATTTGTATAAATAGTTAAACTAATAATATTCCGATAGAGCTTGAGCTCTTCTTCATATGTATTTATTGCTGAGGTGATTTGGGCACTGGTTACACTGAAAGTGCCCATTGGGCCGTGCATGCCATTTAAGAGCTGATCAATGTGGCCACTGAGCTCGCGCAGTGTTTCGTAACTTGGGCTGTAAACAAGCAAAGTAATATCGTGCCGGATTACTGTTTCCATTGACCCAGTCTGCGGCGCACGGTGGCCTCCGCTAATTTCAAAAACAATAGAGGTTGTTGTAGTACCCTGTGGGAGGCGCAAAGCGTAAATGTTGTTCCCTACGGCCGCGATAATATCAACATCAGTTAGAAGGTGATTACGAAAGTGTGGATCAATCATGTGCGCTCCTCACAGACCATTTGTATCTCGCGGTTGTTTAGTTGGACGTTGGCCACCGCAGTGATTTCAAGAGTCATACCATTCAAAACTAAAAAGGCTGATCTCGGGAGGGCGGCTAGTGCTGCGTAATATCTAAACCGCAAATCAAACTCTGTTTTAGATACTACCGTTTCGCCTGTGGAGTATTCTCTGCGAGGCTTAGTTGTTGCGCTGCACGCAAATACTCCAAGAGAAGTTGCACCACTCTCAATTTCACCAAAGTGGTTGGGTAATGCGTTTGGGATAAATATTTCGGCCTTGTTGTTTAATTTTCCAGCTCGCATGTCATCACCTCAACTTGTATGGGTGAAGGAGATCTTTTGCAGCGATCACTGGCTTGAGGGCTTTGATATTACTTCCGACAATCTCGTTCTCCCGGTTCTCCCAAAGACTGGCTGCAATAAGTAAAATCGCCATTTTGATGGGGGCCGGAACTGCTGGGGAGGCTGTCCCCACGATATGACTCACATTGATGACATCAACCTCATTGGCAACATCAACAGGCCACTCTGTTCCCATTGCTGGGTAAATGTGGATTCGACCATTGCGCTTGAGGACTCTGTATTTCTCAGAGGGTAATACGACAGGCAAAAAATGGCTGTCCATATAAGTTATTGATGTGACAAATTGACTGACGCCACCATCTAAAATAAGTGGCTGCTTTTTGTTTCCATTAGTTTGTGGAAACCTATCAAAAAACTGCGTCATCGCCCGAGTGATAAACATTCGCCCGGTGTATTGCTCAGCAAAATTTGTCGCGGCTTCAATCATGGTGATTGCCATGTTGAGCTCACCTTGATCCCCTGTTGTGTAGACAATATGTTTGAAAAACTCATCCGTCGTGACCGGGAAAGTCGCTGGCGATCCAGATACAACAACTGGGACCGCGTTGGCTTGAACCCATTCCGTTGTATAGAATTTTAGCTGTTGAGCTTCAAGGTCAAACCACAAATCACCTTCAAGTGCGTCAGTGGGCTCTGTAGCTGATACGGTTGTCCCACGGGATTCCTGTTGCAGGGTTGTGATCTGTGCCGCAATTACGAGAGGGTTGTCACTAACTAATGTCGGAGCATTTGTGACGTCTCCG